CAGAAACGGAAACTCTATTTACCCTCGTTCCATCTAACCAACAAGAAAGATAGTTTCCTGAACTTCGATCATATTCTACTACTAAATGATGCCAAGTATTAGCAGTAAGTGAAAATGTCATTTTTACCGAACTAAGCCATAAGATGTCATTATTCATCAATAGAAAATCATTTGCACCCGTTGCAGTAGAATTTGAGCTTATTATGCAATTGTCTTCTCCTGGTGTTTCGTCATAAACCCACAACTCCATAGTAAAGCTATCACTAAGATTATCTCCTGTATTATCTAAGTCATCAGCAATTGTGTCATCACGCAGATAATCTCCAGACCCATCAAAGTATGTACTATAGCCACCAGAACGATATGGACTGAATGTATTCAGTTGTGGGTCACCATTTGCTGTAATCGTGTAAGCATTTGAAGATGAGTCTGCGAAACTGTTATTAACACCTGCAGCACCATCTGTTGTGATGTGTATTGAAGTTTCACTAGAACCAGAAACAACTGTTGGTGTTGGAGTTGATTGTTCACCGCCATTTTCTCCACCAGTTTCTTCATTTGCGCTTGGTGGAGTCCATACTTCAGAACCTTCTGTTATAGTATTACCCATACCCTGCCCATGTACAGTGCAGTAGTAAGATAAACCTGTAATATCTTCATTGCCTACAATTATATGTACATAAGAGTTTACAGTACCGATAGTTCCGTGTGCGGTTACACCAGTTGTATATTCTGTAGCGCCGCCATCTAGTGAAAATCTTAATGGGTGTCCAACATTGGATGGATCAACTTGACTAAAAATATAAGAACCAGGTTTTACTATAGTAAGTTCTGGAGACTCAACTCCATTGATATAAAACGCATTTCCGCCACCTGTTTTAGGACCAACTGTAACTTGAAATATTGTACCACTGACAGCTGCAGCAGGAGGTGTAATTGATGCTTCAGCTTGCGAATCAGTTATACCTGCTTGTCTTCTTGTTTCCTTGATTGCCTGTCCTATAGGAACAGCGTTTTCTGTTAATAAACCATAATCTTCATTAACAACAACATTTGAGCCATCACCTGATACATACCCTAAGTCAATTGATCCACGAGTAGCCCCACGTGAACCTTTTCGATTAGATTTTTCTGCTCCGCGGCCTCGTCTGTGGCCTGCGCCTTTTGTAGGTAAGTCGGATCTGCCTTCGTAAACATGGCCTCTATCAAGTAACTCTGTAACCGCAATTGTCTTTTTGACTCTTAACTTTTTAAAGTTTGCGGATAAACCACCACTAATATTCAAGCCTTTATATTTACCCATCTGGCGTCTCCCTACTAATTTAATTACATATTTGAAATATTATTTTTAAATTCTTCAAATGATTCTGATTCTGACAATAATTCTTTCAATGTTGAAACTAGAATAACAGGCTCACCTGCAAATTTAAAAATACCATCAGTTGTTGAAATATTACCACCATCAGTATGAATAGTAGCAGTTGACATATACAGGTCTCTGATTTTATTTTCTGGTTCACCAATGTCATATAGTGTATTTCCGTTCGGTATTAGATGACCAGCTGGTTTTATTTCCCAACGTAATACATTATCTGTTGTAAATCCTATTGTACCTTCTATACCAGTATCAGATGTTGATACTATTGTGTCGCCAGTACCAATAGAAGTTGTACCCGCTGCCGCACTTACTTGGATCCATTGTCCTGTACCGTTTGAGTCGACATAATAAACATACAAGTCTAAATTTGTACTATCTAACCAAAAGTCACCAGAGTCTGGACTACTAGGAGCTGTATCCGAACTGATTACTGTTTCACCTGTTGAAACGCCACCACTCACTTGTACCCACTGTGAACTATTTCCGTCATTATAGTAAATAAATAGACCTAGTGTAGATGAATTGTACCAAAAATCGCCGTTTGACGGACTTGTTGGTGCTGTATCTGAAACTGTTGTAGAAGCACCGCCTGGTGTTGAACTACCACCACTGCTTGGAGCACCTGAAATGTCAGAATAAAGAGCAATCTGATGACCGCCTGGTGTTGTACCGTCGTGTACAATAAGTGTGTTTTTATCGGTATCTACTGTTACTTCACCTACTTCGCCGGTGAATGCACTATGTTCAAGCGTAGTACCTCGTCTAAACTGAATTGCATATGCTGCCATGTATCTCTCCTAAAAAATACTTTAATTTATTAAATGTATTTATCAATTATGTGTTATGTATAAACTTATCTTAAAACTTATGCGGCGTTACCTGCAATCTGTCCGTTACCTGGTCTACCCTCAGTGAATATCCCAATTAAGTCTCCCCAATCAGAAGCAGTACCCGAAGTTCCTATATTAACATATTCAATTGTTCTTGTGTCAGTTGAAGATGATCTTTGTCCTCCTGCGAATGCTGCCAATGTTCCATTGCTAGAAGTACACATGTTATTTTTTGTTTCAGATAGTGTCCCAAATGACCCTGCCTGTCCTAGCGTATCTATAGCAACATAATCAATTGCATTTGTTCTTTGATGAGCCCATGTACTACCTTTGTTACCACCTGCGTAAAGTCCGTATGTTTCATTAGATGCACCTACTCTATCCCAGTGCGTAGTAACTACTAGGTCGCCCCAATCTTCTGCTATTGTTGCTGTTAAATTATTAAAGTACGAAATTTGTGTCCTAGTAGTTGTTAACCCATTAATCAGCGTTTTGTTTGCGTTAGAAATTCCATAGCCAAAGTTAGTTGAAGATGTGGCACTTATAAACTGTGTTGCTGTTCCGCTAGTACCAATAGTAATATGTTCTAACTGAACACCGCCTCCATCGGCGCCGCCTGATCCATAAAACATAGTAGTTCCATCGGATGATCCCCAAGTATAACCAATATTACGAGTCGTTAATCCAAAGCTACTAGCAGCCCCCGGTGTGGCAATTGCAAAATAATCAATATCATCTAGTGCCTGATTATAACCTGCAACAGCAACTCCGTATGTTCCGTTTGATCCAGTTGCTGGAAATCTTCTAATAGATGTTAAATTACCAAAAGTAGTAGATGTTGCTGATGGAGTTGGTATATTAAAGTATTCAATTGCTGTTCCACCACTACCAAATACTGCTATTCCCCTGTCACCATACCAACTAGTTGGACTTGGTAGTTCTAATGTAGTAGGGGATGTTGCCGTACCAGCAAAGACATCTGTTACAGTTGTGCCTATTGATCCATCATTTTGAACATAGTAATCTGCGTCAACTACCAAACCACTTAATCCGGTGACCACTCCGCCCCCTGTGATAACTTGGCCTAATGCACCATCATAGGAAAACTCTGAACCAGCAAATCCAATATAATTATCTGCGGTTAAGTTAGTTGTTGATATATCACCAACTGTATACAAGTGTAATTTAGGACCATCCGGATGATTAGTATGAGATACGGCAACTATGGCACTACCATCTCCATTATCGCCTATACCAACACTTGCGGTACCCATTGTGTTTGCCATACCAAAATTTGTACCAGGATATGTGGTATCGCCATCCGGACTTTCTAATGTAGCTAAATGATTACCTGTTGTAATATCAAACACATAAACATATCCTCGATTATAAGTACTAACTACAATATAATTTCCAGAAATTTGGGCGCCCCAACCAAATTCAGGAATGCCATTAGGAACTGTTATAGTCCTAATAAGATTAAGTGTTGAAACATCGTATACTGCAACTTGACTTGGGTATGCATAGGTACTAAGAGTTAGATATGTTTCATCACAATCTAAGAATTGACCACTACCACCAGCTGAAATCGTAGCTATACTACTATCACTGCTATGACTGAATACATGTATATCATGGCCAGGATGGGTAATAAAAACCTTTGTTGAATTCATTGCTACTGATCTACCAAAATGATACTCAGTGCCGCCAGTAGGATGATTTGCGGTAGTGCTTGTACTTACATAATCTCTAATTAATGATCCGTTAACACAATTATACATACGTGCCCCATAACCATCTTTTTCTTGATATGAACCGATTACGACTTTATCGCCAAGTAAAGACACTGAGTTTGAGTACATGGGGTTATTGTTGTTGCTTGAACTTGGTCTAGATAATGTATGTCTCAGAGAACCATCTGACATATTAAAGAGATACGCTTTGTCGGCATCTCTGTCTGTTACAGCTATATAATCATCATTTACATCAACTCCCCAACCAAACAGGTATGATGATCCTGAAGGACCAGTAATTTCATGTACTAATTCGCCACTTTTATTGAATACATAAACTTTTCCAGGACTTGTCATCCTTGTCCCTACGATAATATAATCACCTCTTACTTTGACTGCCCTCATTTGACCGTTTTTAGATATTGACATATCAAGCGAAGATCCAGTTACGATTCCACCAGTAACAGCAGAAACAGTACCATCTTCATTAAGAATTAGTGGAGTACCGGCTGGGATAATACCAGTTGAATTGTAAAGTGATACTGAACCGGGCATTGCTGCAGCAGGAGCTACCGCAGTTTCTTCTTCTGCGATAGAGGCTGCGAGACCTAGGCTTCTACGTGTTTCAAATACAGCCGACGCCAATGATGTGGTATTTTCTACTACAGTACCATAATCATGTTCTTGTACGATATTAGAATCTGCCCCAGTAATAAAACCATAATCCACGCTTTCTCTTGTAGCACCACGTGCACCACGTCTTTGATTATTATTACGGCCACGTCTATGACCAGCACCTTTTGTTGTAAGATCGCTAGGTGTACCTGTAATAGCTCCTCTATCTGAAATTTCCATTTCATCAATAGTCTTTTTTACTTTAATTTTTCTAAAGTTAGCTCTTAAACCACCTGATAAATTTAGACCTCTATATGTACCCATTAAAGTCTCCCAATGCTTTAGTATTTACTGTATTTATCAAAAAAGCCGCTATCTTTAAGACAGCGGCTTGTTTTTAAGATTTTTAATTTTATTTGTTAAGATGCATTGCCTGTCGCTGCACCTACACCCATTCTAGCCGCTGACAATGTACCAATATTAGATGCTGTACCGCCAGTCTCAATTGAGGCAACACCTATAGAATTAACATAATTGTTACCATAGCCGCCTGAATGAACAACTTTGTCCGAAGAACATGATAATCCAGGATACTGTACTGCGTTAGATAAATTACCAAGAGTTGTAGCATTATTAGAAGGGTTTGCCAACGTCATAACTGACATGGTACTTACCGCACTATTTAAAGAGTTACTATAACCGCCTGCCCAAACTCCTTTAGTAGAATTTGATGCTGCGCCATTAGCTTGTGCCCCATATGATAATGTGCCGCCTGCTGTAGCGGTGCCGCCGTTAGCTATAGTAAGATATTCTGTAGTATTAATAGCGTAAGGCCCACCATCATAATTACCACCGCCCAATACAAAATAAGTAGCATCAGCACAACCTGCGCCAGTAGATCGCCCTACAGACAAATCGCCCAAACTACTTGAATTACCAGATGTGCCTCCTAGTGCAATCCAGTCCATACCTGTTAAATATGAGCCTAGTAGACCATATTGATGTGCGTAAATTCCCGTCACACCATTAGAGCCTGCTGCACCCATTGCAAAGAATCCAGTCAGATCTCCATATTGAGATGAATTTGCTGTAGAAGAAAATGCTTTATATTCTATTAGTTTACTATGTCCAAATGCATCAGTCTGTCCACCAATGGTATAATAATTCTGGCTATCAGAGATAGAAGAGTTAAATACTTTTGCTTCCAGCATATTACCCATTCCTGTAGCACTTCCACCTGTAGCAATTTCAATGTATTCTATGGATGAATATTTAGATGATGTACGCCCACCAGAAGCGACATAACGATCACCATACCATGTACTACTGTTAGATGTTGGTAGATTTCCAGAACTTTGTCCAGCAGAACCAGATGTACCACCGTGTACACCAAATGTACCACCACCACAAAGCAACCACGCCATATCACTTGAACTACTAAATGTACCCCAACCATTTGATACAAAACTATTTGGTAACTCTTCTGACAGAACATATGTTCCATTCTCATCCCTTGTGTATATAAGCATACTGTTGGTTTTCTTAATGAATAACTGCGATCCATCACTGTTAAATAAAATACTACCTGCCTGTCTTAAAACATCTGACGGATTTTCATCATTTGCTGCTAATTGCTGTGAAAATGAGTATGTTTTGGTAGATGAATCCCATACATAAATGAATACAGCACCCGCTACACCTTGAGCATACTGATACTGCCAGGTTGGATCAAGTACAGCACAATTTGAACCGTCACCAGCCATTGCTACACCTTTACCGAATGCGTTTACAGTTCCGCTATTAGCTGCTAATAAACCTGAGTATGTTTGTCCTGTTTCTAAATCATAGTATGCGTATGCTGCTTTACCAAAACTATTCCAAGTTGGATACCCCATTATAAAATGCCCACTAGTTGACATATCAGTAGGTGACCATTGTGAAGCTCCGCTCATAGAACCACGGCTTCCATAAATTGGCATTTGTATCTTATCGGTATATTGATACGCACCGTTTTCATCTTGTCTGTACACAATAGCCCAGTTTTCATATCCTGATGATGAGTTTATATACTTTGTATGATGTATCATTATAAGTGTACCATCAGGTGACATATCTAAACCATTATATCCAGTAGATTTATCAAAGCGTTGGTTATTCATGCCTGCATCTGAATAATGCTGATGACTTGCTGTAAGTTCATATAGACCTGATGTTTCGTTTTTGTCGTAAACATAAAACTTACCTGGATTATAACCTGAAACCCCGCCTGTTCTCATAGTAACCATTCTATTACCATCGTCTGTAACTCTTACAGTCGCACCGAATCTCCACTTGAAACTGTTATTTGCTCCTTCCAGTGGAGGATGAATAGTCTGTAAAACTGACCAGTTTCCGCCACTATCTTTTGTATAAATTTCAAGTCCACCAGACTCTTCGTTTGGAGACATTTCATATGGGAAACCTTGGAAAACTGTATTACCGTCAAGTGTTATAGCAGATGTATACGGGCCTGAAGAGAATGTACCACTTTTTGCACCTAATGTGTAAGTGGAGCCTTCATATGAATAATTAACTACAGGTGCTTGAACTTGAATTGATGTTGTACTTACAGCCGGACCTGCGGCGACATCAGATGGGGTTAAACTAATAGAACCATCATTCTGTACATAATATGTTTCACCCACAGTTAGTCCAGTAAAACCATCAACAATACCACCAAAAGAAATAACCTTACCAAGAGATGCACCTGAGAAACCATCTTTTGCGAAACCAATAAAGTTTGAATCTGTTAGGTTTGTCGAGCCTGCTCCAGGTCCAACTTGATACAAGTACATTCTTGATAAATTTTCATTATTTGGTCCAACCGAAGCAGATTTTTCACCAGCCACAATAAGTGACCCACCTGTTCCTAAACTTATACTATATCCAAATCTTTCGCTTGTCATATTACCTTGTCTTGCATCAATAGTATCAATAACATTTCCACTATTAGATAAATCTGCTACTAAAACTTGTCCCTGATTTGAATAGGTGGGATCATCATAAGCAACATTTGATATATATGCGTATGATTCATCATACAAAACTACATTGATATAATCTCCGCCGGCGTATGATCCTCCAAAGAATTGTTTGCTCCAAATAGGCGTATAAATTCCACTTGCTGCTTGACTTATATCTACAGCGTGTAAAGTTAAAGTGTCGGTTGTATAATAGTAGTATGTGTCACCCTGTAAACTAGTGAAACTTCCGCCCGGATATGCTTGGAACGCTACTGTTCTTCTATTAATAGGAGTATTGCTCCACCCAGATGAAAAATCATATACTGCTGAATGGTGACCATTGTTAATTTGACCCCATTCTACTACCATTTTTTGTGCTGTAAAGTCAACAGCTATAGAATTTCCGAAATTCCACCAAATTGAAGTAGTTGGTCTATCTGTAGTATTATCTGGAATTGGATTAGTTAGTTTAATAATTGGTGTAGACCAATTAGCAGGGTCACCCGAAATATCGTATACATATATTGCGCCCTCTTGTTCACTAGTATTGGTTGTGCCATCCGGAGAGTCTTCGTGCGGGGCGCTGATTACCATTGTATTGTCATCTAATATAATTTGTTGTTGCGCCCAACTAGTACTACCCGCTGCATTCCAACTTCCACTATCAGGGTAGGCAGCTGATTTATCTATTACTGTAACTAAACTAAAATCTTCTAAAGATATCACATATAGTTCACCTCTACCAAAGTTTGGATCAGTACCAAATTGATTAGTTCCTATATACCCTGCAGAAACGAATGCATAATTGTTATTAATTGCGACAGCATTACCAAAAGCTGCTTGGTTATATTTACTATTTGCGTAAGTTACGCCGCCTGTTGTGGTTCCGCCAAAAGAAACTAACGTGGCATCATTTGGAGAATCTCCATCAACAACGCTGTTCCATGATTTCATAACAGCACCGTCTGAGTTTCTAATAATCCACGCATGTCCGCCTGAATATGTTTTGTTACCATTATCAAGTTCTTCGTAAAGTGAATCCCCTATAACAGTATAAGTACCATTTGTTGCTATCTTGTTCCATGATTCTCCCCAACGATCAGGATAAGATTGATTTTGATAATCAGCATCTACTTCCCATTCCTGTGAGTTAGTATCTGCTGTATATGTATATGGTCCACTGCCACCAGCAGATCCAGCTACTGCAGAAACAGTACCATCTTCATTAAGAATTAGTGGAGTACCAGCTGGGATAATACCAGTTGAGTTATATAGAGAAACACCAGTAGCATAAACTGGTGCAGTGGCAACCGCATTTTGCTCATCAGCAATTGATGCTGCTACACCTAATGCTCTACGTGTTTCCCAAGCTGCTTGGTCATTTGATAGTGTATTTTGGAAGATATAACCATAATCATGAGTACTGATAACATTTGAATCATCACCTGTGATCCAACCCATTGAAATTGATCCACGAGTAGCTCCTTGTGCTGCTCGTCGTTGGGATTTAAGAGCGCCACGTCCACGTCTGTGACCAGCACCTTTTGTAGGTAAGTCTGACGCTGCTTCTGCGATTGTACCTCTATCTTCTAAAGATTCAGTATCAACTGTCTTACGTACTTTAATTTTTCTAAAATTGGCGTTAAGTCCGCCTGTAATATTCAAACCTCTATACTTACCCATAGTAGATATCTCCCAAAAAAAGTTTTAAATCATATTATGTTCTATCCGTATTTATAAAAAAAGCGCCATAATAATTATGACGCTTTAATTCATTTACATATTTTTATATATTATTGTTTATCAAGCATATCCAAAATACGAATGATGCCTTGGTCGAGGTATTTAATAGCACGTTCACGTACTTCTGTGTCCATTGCTTCTTCGTAACCATCTTCGTCTGATAGTGCTTCTAGTTCATTTGATAGTTTTCTAAACGCATCCATGCGTAGTGAATCACGTTCACTATTTGTTGCTTTCTCTGCCGCATCATCAAAATCATTTAAAATATATTGGATCATGTTTTGAACTTGTGCGTTACCGCCTTTTGAGAACATTCCAAAGTCTCTTACTTGGTCACTGAATGATTCATCAACTAAGCCGAACTCTTGTGCGTCTGCCATTAGAGCATCATAGATTTCTTCTTCATTAACTGAATATTCTAGTGGATTATCACCATGTGAAGGTTGTATTTGTTTTCTTTGTTTAGAAATAGAATTAGCTGTTTTCTTTGAAAAATCATCTAAGTCTAGTTCATCGTTTGCTGGTGTTGGTTTGTATTCAACATCTTCTTCTACTCCACCACACCCACAAGGTGCAGCACCGCAACCACAATCTGTAGTTACTGGCGTTACTTCCACTTGTGAACCTGCCAGAGTAAGCAGACGAACTAATTCTTCTGGGTATTCTGTACTTACGTTAGTCGTAGTAATAGACTTACCATTTTTATCTGTTACTGTTAAGTTGTAATGTTTACTCATTTTTCATCTCCAGAAATTACTGAGTCACTAGATTTTTCATCTGTATCCATTTGCTCTGGAGTAGAGTCACGTTCTTCTTTGACACTTAGTTCATTCTCAACTTTTACTTCATCACGTTTGGATAGTGACTTCAAAAAGTTATCTACGAATGTACGTCCATAATTCTTACCATTATCAGATTCATCATCATATTCAGAATCAAGCAGAGCTTCTCTATCTCCATCTTCTTCTGGTTCTTCAGTTGGTTCCCAACCTTCAGGATGAACTGCAATATGTGTAAGATGCATTTCTAATAAGTCTGCTAGTTGTTGACGTAAAATGTCCGCTGATACAGGATATCCAGTAGTGATATCTATTTTTGAAACTTTTGTATTTGTTACTTCCTCAGAAAAGAATAAAGGGTTTTTTGTAATAGGTGTTGTAGATGTCTTAGACATAGAAATAAGGTCATACTTGCCTAGGAAACGTTCAACACGGTTCACATCCTCTTCAGTCATTTCTGCTGCGAATCTAATAGATAGTTTATTTTCTCTTGTAGATTCTGTTAAATATTCTCTAAAACTTTTCATTGGTTTCTCCAATTTATAATCTTATTTATCTGGGTTAGTAATATCTTTAACTTTAGCTATTCTCTTTAGTAGCTCATTTCTATCAATTATTACTGAACCTTCACCTTCCAACTCTTCGTCTTTTGTATTTTTCTTTTCTTCTTTATCTATTTGATGCTCTAATCGTGCTTTTTGCATTTGAAGGTTAATCATTTTAAGTTTTCTATCAACTTTAGAATCTTTTGCTTCCATTGCTGTTTTTAACATTTGATTAGCTGTTTCCATTAGTTTCGCACCTGCGTGTACCTCGACATTCATTCCAAGAGAAAATAACTCTTCAAACGCATTAAGAGCTTTACTATGTATCTCATCCATTTCTCTATCATGTTGATTTAAATCTTGTACCATTGGTAGGGCAGAATCAATCTTATCAATTGTTTCTAATTCTGTATTCAAAATTTCGGTCAATTCTTTCGACACTTCTACTGATGGAGTTTCTTCAACTTCATCATCATCGTTACATATAGGTTTTATGTTGAACGTTTCTTCTAGTTTCTTAGTCATTTCTTTTTCCTCGGCTTTCTTGCTTTAGGCTGTTTAGTATTTTGGTAAATGTCACCTTCATTTAACACTCTAAAACGCATGCCTCTTTTTCTTGCCCAATGTGTTGCTGCTTCCCATTTAGCATAATTTATAGCAACTTGAGCTTGGTCAGTTCGCTTTCTAGCAAACTCTGGTTTTGTTTGTGAACTAGGTTTTATTTCTATAAGTTCAGCATGTTTCTTACCGGTAGCATCTATATATGTTATAACAAAATCTGGAACATACGCCGTAACTTTTCCAGTCATTGGATTCTGATAAGTTATCTTTACAGGTTCACTCGCCCATGCTACAACATTTGGATTGTCGTCACAAAAACACATAAAGGTATATTCCCAGCTACTTCTAAAAGTAGGGGAACCGCCGCCTGCGTACTTTTTTGGATTTTTTATTTCGTATTTACCTTGATGAAATTTTTTCATTTAATAATTGCTCTTGCGACATATTTATTCGGTTCTCTAGTTTGCATTTTTCCTGTAACATAACCGAAACGCAGAGCATTATTAATAATGAACGATCCCAAATCATTTAGTTTGAAATCTTCTGAAACGTGGTCAATGAGATTTGAAGGATTAATACCGTAATCTCTTGCAATAGTAAGTATCTCATTAGCGAAAACTTTAGCACGTTCTTGTGAGAAGCCTTTTCTAACAAGCTGTGCTGTTAAAATATCAATGTTCATCTAATGCCCCTCGTCAAGTTTTTTAAGTTTTGTATATTATTTTGTGTATTAGTACGTGATGTTTGATTGAACTGTAACCCTGCTTTATCTAAATCCTTATCTCCAAAGTCAGGAGTAGATGAAGTTGGTTGCGAAACCGGTCTACTAGATATAGTAGTTGTTTTTAAACCCTCTGCTGGAACACCAAGTCTCGTAGAACGTATAAGACTATCTCTAACATAGTCACCTGCTACACCGAATTTACTTTGTGATGTTCTACCTAAGTTTGTTAGAGTACCTATACCTGTGTTTCCTAGTATACCACGAGCAACACCGTTTGTAATGTTATCCATGTTTATACTTCTACCATTTAAGAATGATGTTATAAGTTCATTTGTTACTAGATTTGCTAAGTCTATTGATGTAAATCTATCTGTTCCACCAGCTTGTGTTCTAGCTGTTGGGAAATCAGCAACATTTGGGTATAATATATCACTACTATATGGTGTATTACTCGTATCACTTCTTTTAAAGTTAGTAAGAGCCTCTGCTTTCATTGGCATAGTGTTTCGTCTTTGTTCTAAAAACGCTTCTAATGCTTCTTGTCTCTCACCAGGTGTAGAAGCAGAATCACTTTCTAAATATTTCAATCTGCTACTTAACTTTTTAAGTTCCTGTAGCTGTTGCTTTGCTGTATTGTCATTATCAATAGCACCAGTTATATCTGTTACATTTTTATTAACTAATCCCTGTAATTGATTGTCAAACTTTAAGTTCAAAGTTTCCCTTAATTTTTCTGTAACAAATTGACTGTTGTCCGTATTTAAATCTTGTATAATATATTCAAGACCCTGACTCATCCATTCCGGAACAGCAGGATTTTCAGTAGGTGTACCAAATATAACATTTTCTGGTTGTAGGGAAATATCAATTGTTCTTAGACTACTATCACTGTAATCACTTCCACTAAAACTAATGTTTGTAACTAGTGGATTCACTAAATCTATTTTTTGTACAGTTCCTTGCCCACCAGCATCTAAATTACCAAAGAAATGATATACTGATACTTTCTCAAAACTTCTATAAAACCCACTTTCTTCTGAATTAGATGGAAATTTTCTTCCAGAGTTTATTTGTGTTATTGTCGCCCTAATATTATCAGCATCAGCAGACAGTTCTGCATTTGAAAAGAAATTTTTATATATTTCTCCCGCAAATGTAAAACCGCTGCCGTCTACTTTGTCATAAAACTGTATTGTGACTTCACTGAAGTTCACATATGTTGGAATGTGTACTCTTTTACCGTATTTGTCAACACTTACAGTTTCAGATGTAACATTAATTGGCGAAACAGCTTTGGCAAATTCTGATACGTTTGCTTTATTATCACCTGGTTTAGTGAATTCAATAAACCACATGTCTGACATTTTAGCTGCTTTGGTAACAGCAGGTCTTGTACCATCTGAATTGAAACCATAGGTTCCAAATCCGGCTTTATACCTTGCCTGATTACTGTCAGCTAAAATTGTACCAGGTTTGCGCTCTCTGTTAACTTTGGAAGCCATTAACTAGATCCTAACTATTATCCTAATAGACCAGAATCGTTAGTGAATGTTTGACCTGGCATGATATCATCATCAGTAAAGATTGCGTTATCGTACTGTAATGTTAGTGCGATTGTTACTGGATCTGAAACTGCATAGTCTGATTGTGAATAGTCAACGTTTTGTACAAAACAGCCTTCTAATTGCCACTGTTCAATTGGGTCACCTGTGTTACCGTTTAGTGTTTCGATAAGTGTAGAGAACTTGTAGTTTGTTCCTGATAGAGGACCTGTTTGATTTTTGTGATCTAACTGTGATTGTACTTGACGACCTACTAGTTTTGTTAATGAGTTAGCAACATCATCACGTAGTGTGATTGTGATTGGTTCCCATGTGTGTTTACCCATCATAAACATACGTGAATTATATGAGTCTACTGGGATTGTTTCGTGTGTTACTTTCGGACGAGTTACATTCATAACTTGTCTTGTAAATTCTTGTGTTGGTGTTGATAGCCCACCGAATCCTGCTACTTGAACACGGAAACGATAGTTAAGTTTTGGCTGAAGAATACCTGAGCCGGTTACTGCATCACCACTGTCTAATGGTACACCAAAGTTACTTAATGTTCTTGCCATAATTATGTCTCCTAATATATAGTTTGCAAACTATTGTAATTATACAAGTATTTATCAGGTGTGTTATCAATTAAAGTTGTAGTTAATAAAAAACCCCGCTTTTGCGGGGTTTCTTGTGTTTAATTGTCTTTGAACTAAATTATAGTTCTTCTCCTGTGTTACGAATACGTAGTGGGATGTAGATAAATTCAACTGATTTAACTGGCTGAATTGCGATATCTACCCATAGTTCGTTTCTGTCGATACGTGCTGGTGTGTTGTTTGATTCATCACAAACTACCAAGAAGTCATATAGACCACGTTCTGAAACTAGACCACCACAGAAACGCTCTACTGCGTCACGGATGTTGTCACGTGTGATTTTGTCATTCTGTTCGAATAAGAAACCACGTGATAGTTGATCCAGATTGTAGCGCATGTAGTTTACTAGTCTTGCTACGTTGATACGATCCATTGCTGAAGCAAATGACTGCATTGTTTTCTGACCAAATACTACTAAGCCCGTGCCAGGCATATCTGCGATTGGGTTCATACGGTTCATATACATAATATCACGCTGACCTTCTGTTAGTCTAACTCTTACAAATTCATCTTCGTCATTTACATAACCAACTTGTGATGCGTTTGAAACAACACCACGTGTCAGACCCGCTGGTGCAAACCATGGGAATGATACTTGGTCTGAGAATGCGATTGTGCGTAGAGCAATTGATGACGCTGGCATAACAACATCGTTACCTGATAAGTCTGTTGATAGACCATGTGGGTAATAAACACCCGCATAAGCATCTGCAACTGTATTATCGTCTGCCCATGCTTTGATTGCTGTGGTTGTACCTTCTAGTCTTAGTGGTGTATCACCAACGACAAATGCGATTTCTTTTTTGTCTTTGTTTAGTCCTAGCATTTCATCCATCATTTCAGGATAACCTGGAGCTGCGATTAGATTGAAGAATACTGCTTCAGCACGAATTCCTTCGTTAGATGCTAGTGCACCCTGCATTGCTTCTACAACCATATGACGTTGTGCGTTTGGACCGAACTTACCGGCACCGTCCAACTCTGTACCTGATACCCATTCCCAAGCACCATCTGTATAACGTTTTACGTTATATGTTGAATAGTCCATATTTACCATTAAGATATTTTCTGGGTGTAGTTCTGCGTTTGGTGTATTTTCGTGTTCTGTGCGTGATAGTGCGTTACCGAATTCATCATATGGAGCTGTATTTGAATAGTTACCAAATACTACACCGTTTGTTGATGATTGGTCTGCGTTATCTAGTTTGATCCACTCAGCACCGTTCCAACGATGAATTGTTGGGTATGGCATCGCATCTGAGTCTACCCAGATATCACCAACTACTAATGATGATGTGCCATTTTTACGATATGTTGGTTTTGCTGAACGTAGTTGTAGTTCATTAGCATATAGACCATCTGTGTCTTCTGACCATGCGTATGATACCCATTTTTGTTCAACGCCATCATATTCACAGCGCATGATTTCCATTGCTAAATCAGCATTATACCATAGTGTGCCTTCTGCTACTTCACCTTTTGGTTCTGATGAGCCCGCCTCATATGATAGTTCTTCCCACGCTGATACATATTGACTATTAGATGATGTAAATCCTAAGTCTGCCGCACCAGATGTGAAATTAACACTGATTGATTTGCCGTCTGTTCGTGTAAATCTGATTTTGTTTGTACCAACTTTTTCAACTTTCACGTTAGCTGCGTTCAATGCTGCGTTTGACTGCATTGAAACGATTACAGAATCTAATGTAGCCGTTGAAAAGTTAAATGTTGCTGCTAAAGAATGTCCACTAACAGAAAATACTGATGTGATGCTTGTCGTGTCTGCGATAGCAACTTCACTTGTTAATTCTACTGTTGTAGCACCTGTGTGTCTACGTAGTTCGATAACACCCAGAGAAGCATTTCTTCTTAGGTAAACGTCCCCAACTTTATCCAATGACGCATTACTTGCTTCATCGTCTGTTGTGTAAACTGGAACTTGTACCACTTGGAATGCACCTGCTACAGCATTATATGTTGATAGTTTAACATCTAAACCACCACCTTGTTTTGCCAATCTTACATATACATCACCTGCGGATGCTGATCCTGGAGCAAATGTACTGAACTGGAAGTTCGATGCGCCAGTGTCACCTAGTAGAACCCAAGATGTTCCTACTTTTTTCCAATATGTAACTTTTGCGGTTGATGTTACTACTGCGAAATCACCTGTTGAACCATACGTGTTAACTGGTGCTGCGTAACCTGAACTGTTCATAGATTCGACTAGACCTGTGCCAGGTGCGTCAACTAAAACGTCTGGTGTTACAGCAACCCAATCGTTACCATCAAATTCAAACATACCAAATTTTGTTTCGCTTGTCTCATGCCAGTATGTACCGTCAACCAGGACGCCACCTGGCTCTTCTGTAGATGCTTCTAATTGTGATAAGTCAATATCTGCACGAATAACATAAGCGTTGTTTGAAACACCTAGATATTGATATGCTGCTAGAAGACCATATTCACTTGTCTCTGCCCCTTGCACAACCGAACCACCTACTTCATAAAACTTCGGTTCTCCGAAAGTTTCAACTAGTTCACGCTGTGAAGAAACAAGATAAGCAACTCCTGCGTTTTCAGGTTTTGTACCTGGTGCTATTGCTGATCCTGAGGCATCTGTTTTATTTGACGCTGTTGCTACTACAACTAGCGGTAGGGTACCTTGTGACGCTGATACATACTGTGATTCATCAGTGACAATTACCGATACGCCTGGGGATACTAATGTCGCCATTCTGTTTCTCCTTATTATAAAAACATTTTCTTTTTATTAGTAGTATTTATGCAAAAAACAGAAAAAACAGCAGTTTTGAATTAACTACATAGACAATGTTTGTTCAACTTGACTATATAGTGCTTCTAATGTTGAGTCATTGTACAACATATTATCAAATTTATCATTTGTATCAACCCATTTCCATTCTGAGGCGTGTACATCATAACCTGACATTAGTTTTGATCCAGTCGTATTATCAAGTATAGCTGAACTGAACCATTCAGGATTTTCTCCTCTACGAACTTGCCAAACTTCTCCTTCAAGTTCTCGTATCATTTTCATTTCATTAGGAAAGCGAACATCGGGTATTACATAGTTGACGTGAGGATTATCTAGCATATGCTTCTTGACTAGACTGACCCATATACCGTCGTAGAAACCCATACGCATACAGTCAGTACCAAACTCTTGTAGAACTAGTCTAGGCGTTATTTCACGCCCAGTTTCTTTAGTCCAATATTCGTCTACTTTTTCACGCCACAATCTACTACGGTCAGTATCACCTTCAAGCAAGGCACGATCCCAACCAAAGACTTGTGCTACACCGTCTTTAAGTTTATCAGCAAAACTAATTTTTTGAAAGTTGTGATAGTCTACGAGTATGTCTGCTACTGTTCCTTTACCAGAACCTATTAGTCCACATATACCAATTATCATAAAATCCTCAATAGTATGTTATACATAAAGATAGTAACACCAGCTCCTAGTATCATTGAATACCAGAAACCCAAGTATCCTATCGTCAATCCGAATATAACAAAAAATATGAGGGATGTCAAGACAAAATATACAGTTTCAAAAGAAAATTTAGAGAATGTTTCAGCATCTACTCCAGAATGCCACATAAAAAACATTGCTAGTAATGCTGTAAAAGGTATACCCATAAGCAAAGCAGCCATTGTAGCACTACGTTGGGCAACCATACTAACAGTAGCTACAAGAAATCCACTAACAATTACTTTTAGTACAAATTCCATTATCCTATAATAAATCCTAATGGAGCAGAACCGTCTGTGAAGTTCTGTAGATCAAATTCTAGCTTTTCAATCATTGCGTCTGCTTCTGCTTTCATTTCAGCACCGTTAAGTGTTACACCACCTTGTGCGCCAGGTAGTGCTGAGAACTTACCACGTGCTTCACCTAACATACGCTTACAGTATGCTAATGAATAATCACGAATCCAAGACTTTAGATATGGGTCCTGCATAAGTTGATCTTCATTGCGATTTAAATGTACATGGATAAGAACAATTTCGTCTGCTCTCATTTTACGTAGAAGTTTTAGTTTCTTTGTTACAGGATTCCAAATAAAGTTTATTTCTGTTGCTGCTACACGATTTAATGATTCACGGTATTGAGCAAAGAAATCATATGTTGCGATACCACCAATATGATTATTTAGAAAGAAGTACGAGTTAGCATATGCTAATTCAAATGGATCCATATCAACACCACCAGAAATACCATGTCCGAATGAACGATGCCAAATCTGTTTTACTTCTATAATTTCATCAGGAAGTGTATACTCTGCTACGTCTTCTTTGAATTCCATAGCATAGAAGTCTTCTTCAGTTGCGTTTTCTGAACGCTGACGAACTTTAGATATAGCAACATCAAGTGCTACGTCATAATGTTCTGGATCAAGTTCAATATCAATCATACCGTCACCTAGTAACAGTCTGATTTCTTTGATTACGTCATTTCTTACTTTATTTGTTGCCATTGGTAGTCTCCGATATACAGTATTTATCAGAAACTATAAAATCCTTAATATCAATGTTTGCTCATTGAAGCGTCCATTCATTTTTGTTTCAACACTTTTAACTGTGTCAAACTCTTTTTGAATAGAGCGTTTACCTAACTTTTTAAAATGTGAAACCTGTTCTGCTGGTTTGCGCATTGTTTTTTGTACACTTTTCTTTTCATCAAATCCAATCAAAGTTGTACCTTTAAAACTTAAAGTTTGATATTCAGCGGGATAGTATATTCCAAGTTTTCTTGTTTTTACATTATATACCATAACTGCCGAAGCATCAAGCACCTCGATTGGTTTTTGTGAAACGCTTTTTGTAGCCGCATCCTGTTGACAGTACTTTACTTTAGCAACTATTTTTTCTTTACTGACTGGTTTCTTTTTGCGTGGTGTACGATTTACTTTACTTTCTTGTACTAGCATATCACAAGCATCCAAAATGCTTTGGTACATTTGATGTGCTGCTTTGATATCTGCTTTCTTTAAGTGATTATAGCCTTCTTTAAGTTGTTCGTAATCTTCTTTCTTTTCGTCGGACATACGCTTAGGAGGATTGAGTAGTTCGTCATACTCTTCAAACACAGACTGATAGAATGATTTGATGTGTTTGGCATGATTTCCTTTGGCTTCTACTTTACGAAGAAGTTTCAGAGGGTCAAACTTTTTAAGAGTTGCTGGTTTGTAGTCAAAGTCTTCAACAAACTGGTCAATCTCTTCTGCCATTTCAACTGCTTTTTCACGTAGCAACTGTTGAATGTTGGGACGAAAAACATTCTTTTGTTCCTCAGCTTCCTTCTTCTCTTCTTTTTTTGCTAACCCCATTTCAATAATAGTTTCTAGTTTATTTTTTACATAGACATCAGCATCCACCAATGCCTTACTACTAACACCAGCAAGAGTTTTGATATAGTCGCTCACACCTTTATGATTTACAGGCATGCCACGTGTCAATGCTCTACAATAAGAACATAGTGACATTTCTATGTATGCATCAGGTACATTTCTAACAGCAGATATATGTTCTTTAGAATACCCATTATTTTTCATCCAATCAATAACCCAAGGCTTACCTTCTTTTGGAGTAAAATAATAGTTGTAATAATATGTAGTTCTATTACGTTCAGTGTAATACAGTTGAGCAGACATACGATCCGCATTAGTCCAGTCTGGTTCTGGACCTGTATATTTTTCATCAGCAAACTTTGGTAGTCTAGGTTTACCTGCTTTTTTTCTTTTCTTTAACACTGCCATTACTACTCCTTCTTTCGCTATTTACAATTAAGTATACATTTAATAGCGAAAATGTCAAGTTTTTACAAAATCTGTATTAGAATCAAGTTCCTGAACACGTGGTATTATATCAGCTTTCAATACATTAATCAATAGCGCACTTCTAAATTCTGTAGATTTATTTGGCATAGTAGAGTGTAAAGTACGACCATCATACATCAATACATCACCAGGATCACCTAATAATTGTTCGCCCTCTGTAATCAATCTGTTGTTATAATATTCTCTATTTTCTTCTAAATCTCTAAAATCAATCTTTTCTTTATGAGAGCCACGCAAAAATGCTGTTCCACCATTTTCTAAGGTAAACTTATCCAATGGAACGATTATCTGTACACCAAGTGTTTCATCCCTATCTGCAAACTCTTCAAAACGATACGGTGTATCAATGTGAGCATAAATTTTACTGGAGTTTGGACGAGTTGTTATACAATCTACAACATGAATATCCCATCTATCATTAAAAAATCTGTCAATAGATTCACTCAATTTCCAGACAATTGGTACCCACATTTCTTTTGGTGGTTGAGTAGTCCACCATACGTCATATTCACGTTCACCATCATGTTCTCCATAATACTTACCATCAGTGGCATTGCCTCTATGGTATCTTTCTGGGTTTGTTGCCCATAATTTAAATTGTGCTACTGTTAAACTGTCTAATACTTTTCTATGTTGTATTACACCGTCGCTAATAATTGATATCATTGATTCGCTCCGTTCATTACCTAAATATAAGATAAATACAGTTATAAGTCAAGGAAAAAGATTATGCCAAGATTAAGTTTATGGAACCCACGTAAAGGTAATGACTACAAATTCATCGATAAGATGGTAAAAGCTCACTATGAGCATGGTGGTACTGCCTTGTTAGTTCACAAATATATAGGCTCAGTAGATGAAAATGACGAAAACTATGATCCAGCGAACCCGCCTATTCAGGACTTGCTGTTTATGGAAAACCGTGATAGACGTTATGATACTGTAGTTTATGAATTACGTGGTGCTTATACAGTGACAGACCAAGATTTTGATTTGTCTCAATTTGGTATGTTTCTTGGCACAGACCAAACTATTTTTACAATGCATTTAAATGATATGGTAGAACGTATTGGTCGCAAACTTATGACAGGTGATGTTATTGAGCTTCCTCATATGAGGGAAGATTTATTACTTGATGAAGATGCTCCAGCAGTAAATCAATATTGGGTTGTACAAGAGGGAACAAAAGCAAGTGAAGGTTTTGATCCAGGTTGGTGGCCTCATATCTGGCGTGTTCGTTGTAAGCAACTACAAGATACACAGGAGTATTCAGATATCTTTGGTACTGGCGAAGCTGCTGATGATTTGAAAAACTTACTTTCTACATATAATAAAGAACTTCAAATCAATGAAGCAGTTGTAGAAGAAGCACAAGAGAATGTACCAGGCAGATATTATGATTATAGAAAAAATAACTTAGTATATGCTGTAGAAAATTCTGAACATCCATCTGATGTTGATTTCTCAACAGTTGAGAATGGAACACAGTTTCCACAAACACCAGACGATAATGCTTACTTCTTAAGAACAGACTATTCACCAAACAGACTATTCCAATACCGTGATAACAAATGGTACAAGATTGAAGATGACGATGGTTCATGGCAAGTTGGTAACTATCTACATCATCAATTTATCAACAATGATGGTATAGTAACACTAGATGATGGAACAGAATTAACCTCAAGAATAAACTTGTCAAAAGCAATAAAACCTAAGGTAGATTAATAATGGCAGACTTAAGACAGTTACACTTCTATGATGAACAAGTAAGAAGATACATTCTTCAGTTCATTCGTATATTCAGTGGTTTCAACGTAAAGACTGGAAAAAAGTTAAGTGATGGAACTAGTGACTATTACATAAAAGTCCCAGCACGTTACGGTGATGTATCTCGTATGGCTGCTACAATTCTTAAAGGTAACTCTGAGAACATTGTTAACTCAGCACCATTTATCGCATGTTATGTACAAAGTCTACAACCAGATAGAGCCAGAGTACAAGAACCATTCTTTACTGATAAAGTGAAAGTAAATGAAAGAAAGTGGAATGAGGAAATAAACGCATATACAGACGAAGGCGGCAACAGATATAACGTAGGCAGACTTATGCCAGTACCGTATCTTTTGAATATGCAGGTTGATGTTTGGACAAGTAACACAGATCAAAAACTACAACTACTTGAACAGATATTAGTTCTGTTCAATCCAGCACTGGAAATCCAACAAAACGATAACCCTATTGACTGGACAACTATTACCACAGTCGAACTAACTGATATTCAATGGACTAGTAGAGCAATTCCAGCAGGTATCGAGGATCAAATTGACATAGCAAGTATGTTCTTTCAAATACCAATTTGGATCAACCCGCCGGCGCAAGTAACAAGACAGAATGTTATTAGAAACATAATTCATAATTTATATCAATACAATGATTTAGATACGCTAGATTATGATCCAGACGCATTTGAATTCTTTAGAGATTTAGAAAAACAAACTAGTATAGTTGTCACTCCTGGTAACTATGCTGTGAATGTAGAAAATGAAAATGGAACATTTACAGTAAAAGTTTTAGAAAATGGAAACTGGGATAATAACACGACTTGGGATGAAGTACTAGAAAACTACGGAGAGTTACACGAAGGCATTTCTCGTATGAGATTAAAATATCACGGTGAACTGGATAACTTAGATGAAGATGTTGTTGGGACATTATCAAGGTCTAGTGATCCAGGTAAATTAATTTTAGCAGTAGATGTTGATACTTTACCCAACAACACACTTCCAGCAGTAGACAGAATAATTGATCCTGCTGCAGCAAAACCTGGATTTAGCGGCGTTCCGTTCCCAGCGGTTGGGCAAAGATATCTATGTCTAAATGATGCTGATTCAAGTTCAGTATGGGGAATTGATATTGCTAAAAATGATATTATAGAGTATAATGGAAGTAACTGGGTTGTTAGTTTAGATGCGAGTGTCACTGGAGTGACGCATTATGTAACAAACGCATTCACATCACAGCAATTCAAACTTGTCGATAATGAATGGGAAGACACATTCCAAGGTATCTATGAAAGTGGATACTGGCGACTAGAACTAATAGGTTAAAAATGATTAAAGCCGCAGGCGCTTGTATAATAGCAAAAAATACAAAACGAATTTTATTACAACATCGCTCTTTAAATAGTTCGTATCCTAGAAACTGGAGTTTTTGGGGAGGTAAAATAGAACCAAATGAAAATGTTTCTCAGGGTTTACTAAGAGAACTAGAAGAAGAAATAAAACTAGATGTAGAAAAAGATGTTATTAAAGTTTTTCCATTAGACCAATACCACGCAAGAGATAAATCGTTTAGTTATTACACATTCATAGTGGTAGTAGAAGAAGAATTTGTTCCTATAATAAATGAAGAAAGTGGAGGTTATGCTTGGCTTGATTGTAACTACTTTCCAAAACCATTACATCCTGGAGCAAAGAGAACATTATTCAAAAAGAAAAAGTTAACTCTGCTTAAATCCATACTATCCTCACTATAAATAATTATAGTGGGAGAAGTTATTGCATATAATTGATTTTAAGAAACAGAAATTTCTCAAGGAATGTAAAGAATACTTGAAGACTGGTAAAGTCTCAGACAGTCTAAGTATGGCTATCAATAACACAACTCCAGGACATATTGAGTTTTTAAAAACAAATCTAACACATGATGAAAAAGTTGTTATAGATGCGGTTGTTAAAAAAATCAAATCTAAATTCAGAAAAAGTATAACATCACAAAGACAAAAATCTAATATAGTTGCTTCAAGTGTTTTAGAAAATTTAAGCACACTAGACAAGTCATTTATAATACCAGAAGTTATGGAAAGATACCGTGAAAGTATAAATCCTGTAAAAGCATTATATTATGATTTACAAGAGATTATGTTTCTATATGATGGTAAAACTAAAAAAGAACATCATAAGTTTTTAATGAATAAGTTTTCTAATGTTTCAGATTTTGAAAACATCATACTTGCTATTGACAAAGATATTGAAGACTTAGAAAAATGTAAAGAACAACTTAAACGAATAACAAGTGGGCAATCAATACCAAACAGCAGTGAATATGCTAGAAGAGTATTTGATACTTATGAACAACTACATCAATGGAAAAAGTTATTTCAAAGATTTCCAGACTGGGTAAACGAAAACAAGGAGAGCGAACCCTCCTTGTTGAATACTCTTAAAAACTTTTTCTACGATTAACTTTTTCTTTTTAGTTCTTCAATTTCTGCTTTCAATTCTTTTATTGATTCAATTAACAGAGGAACTAGTTTTTCATATTGAACAGTTTTATAATCAGTTTCACCATCTAAACTTATAGGTGCAGTTTTAACAACCTCAGGTAGTACTGATTCTACTTCTTGTGCGCTAACACCTACTTGTCTAGTTTCTGTATCATAACCTAACTCAGCGGCTACCTCATTACCTGTATAGTAATAACCATTTAACATGCTTACCTTTTCAAGTGCGTTATCTATTTTTCCACTAAAATCTTTTAGTCTTTCATCTGAATAGAATGCAGTAATATCACCAGTTGCAACTATATTACCACCAACATGTAGTTTTTCTGCTGGTACGGTAGTTGTACCAGTACCCACACCAACATTTCCATTACTATGTACTACAAGTTGGCTATCTGCACCAGAAGAAATATGATGTATAGATAACCAATCACTGCCTACGCCACCTCGGATTACTAAGTCTGCACCGCTTGTTGTAGTTGGTCTTACTAGTTTAATCCAAGGGTCTCTGTTATCTGAATTTGTAGCAGCTACTATAATTGGATTATCGGTAGTTGATGATGTACCCGTAAATGTTGCTACTGGATCTACTGACTGTGATGCATTTACTACTAAATCACCGCTTAGTGTAAGTCTTGCATCACCGTCACTATTTGGAACTAATCGCATACTTTCATATACTGTTCCTCCGCTTGGTGCGTGTGTCCAACGGAAGTATTCGTCATTGTTGTCATTTGTACTAAATTCTAATCTACTGTCTGTATCACCATCACTTGTATTATAGAATTTGATACTCGCACCATCTGTATTCATACTCCAAGTAATACCTTCACCTGATGTAGTTATAGTGGATGATAGATATCCAGCAGTGCTATGATCTCCCCATCCATGTGCTGTATCCCAATTAGTAGTATCTGTTGCTGTAATACTAGCCGCTTCACTTGCTGAGAATATT